TACGCCGACCTGTTCGACGATGATCTGGACGCGGTGGGCGAGGCCGTGAACGCGATGCTGCTGGAGAATGTGGGCAAAATGTGGGCAAGGGATGCCGGTGAGGCCGCGTAATCCAAGCGGGAGTAGGGCTTTCGGGTTTGGTTGGCCGGGGTTCAATTCCCCGCGCCTCCACCAATCCGCTTCGGCGGAAACAAGCCGCTTGGCTTTACGAAAGTAAGGCTGAGCGGCTTTCTGTTATTGCTCCGTTGATTCCTTGTTTTCCCGCTATTCTCTCGTGTCGGATATGTCAGTTGGACGAACTTGCGGGGAAGAAACGATTTAGACTTAGTTCAGGGCTGCCGATTGCACGATGTGTAGAGGCTATTATGCTACGCCGTAATCAGGGAGGATATATGCCGCTGGAATTGGTCCGACAGGATATTACGAAGATGAAGGTGGACGCCATAGTCAATGCGGCAAACACGCAGCTCGCCATGGGTGGGGGAGTGTGCGGCGCGATATTCCGCGCTGCGGGAGTCTCGCGCATGGCTGCTGCCTGCGATCGGTTTGCTCCCATTCATACCGGTGAGGCGGTTATCACTCCGGGATTCGATTTGCCATCACGCTATGTGATTCATACCGCAGGCCCGATATGGCGAGACGGCAAGCATGATGAAGAACGTCTGCTGCGTTCGTGCTATCGCAATTCGATGGAACTCGCGGCACGACAGGGGTGTGCCAGCATCGCCTTCCCCTTGATTTCCAGCGGTATCTATGGATATCCGAAAGCCGAGGCCCTTCATGTGGCCCTCGATGAGATTCGCCGATTCCTGGGCGACGCAGCCGACTCCGGACACGATCTCGACGTATACCTATGCGTATTCGACAAAACCGCTTTCGAAATAAGCAGCAGTATTGACAAACGTCTTCGCGCATATATTGATGATTATTATGTAGCGGAGCATGAAGATACGCTAGGAAGCAGAACGTATGAGCTGCTTGCTCTCCAACGGTTTTCGGATAATAAGCCGAAGGCGGATAGGGCCGTACCTTCCGGCGTCTTGGACATGCCGGATTTCCTGGGCGATATGGGTGAAACGCCTGTCTACTCGGCGCCGTCGGCAGCTCCATCGCCGAAATCCGCCGGGCATGTGGATGATGCGGTGCTCTCCAATCTGGATGAACCTTTTAACATCATTCTCTTGAGGCTTATCGACGCCAAAGGATATTCCGACGTGGAGGTATATAAACGAGCGAATATCAATCGTAAACTGTTCTCTAAAATTCGCTGTGGCGATGGCTATATGCCCAGCAAGAAAACGGTTTTGGCACTGGCCATTGCCTTACGGCTGAATATTGACGAGACGCAAGATATATTGGCGTGCGCCGGGTATGCGCTGTCGCACAGCGTGAAATTCGATGTGATCGTGGAATTCTTCATCGTCCATGAGATGTTTGATGTATTCACTATTAACGAGATGTTGTTCCGATACGATCAGCCGTTGCTTGGGCAATGATGCGGAGCGGTACGCTCGTCTCCTGACCTGCTGCCGATACGCGGCATATTGTCGCTTGCCAAGCGACCTAGGACTGGTCCCATGATGCGAAGCTCATTGATATCGCCGACAATCCGGCTGGCGAATGAGCGAAAGGATCCATCATGGGCAAGAACGACAATGGCAATAACGGCCGTACGGAACTGGTGTTCGTCGTCGACAGAAGCGGGTCGATGGGAGGTCTGGAATCAGACACCATCGGTGGCTTCAACAGCATGCTGTCCAAGCAGCGAACAATTGCCGGCGAGTGCAGGGTAACGACCCTACTGTTCGATCATCGAATCGAAACCTTGCATAATCACCTCGACATCCGCGAAGTGAACGATTTGACGAGCCGGGATTACTGGGTGCGCGGTAGCACTGCGTTGTTGGATGCGATTGGGCTGGCCATTGACCGCATGATCGTGACGCAACGACATACTGCGGCAGCGTACCGTGCTCAACATGTGCTGTTTGTCATCATTACTGACGGGTATGAGAACGCGAGTCGTCGATATTCGTTGCATCAGATCAAGCAGATGATTACCTATGAGCGTGAACGCTATCATTGGGAGTTTGTGTTTCTGGGCGCGAACATCGACGCCGAACAGACGGCTGGCGATTTTGGTATCTCACCGCGATGCGCCACTGATTTTCATGCCGATGGACAGGGAATCAAAGCCTCGTTTGAGGCCGTTGCCTGTGCCGCGACCGCCGTGCGCGGAGGTGCTGACCTTGAGGACCTCAACGCGCCGGACTTTCTTGGTGGTGTTCGTGATGACTATCGGTCTCGTCGTCGAATGAAGCGGTAAACGATGAACTGCAGTGCAGATATTGCCGGTCGCCAGTCGGTCGCGTACGTTACCGGCTGGTGACTGCACACGTTGTACTGTAGGG